AGTGAAGTGCACTTATAGTTAGCAATCGCTAACTATTAAATAAAGAACATGTAAATATGGTGAAAAAATAATCAAGTTAGCAACATCTAATTTTTGCATTTTAGTATTGACAAAATAGATGCAATATGGTAATATAAGAATGTAAGGATGAAATGACTTACGAATAACAGGGAAGGTGAATAAAATGAGGTATATTATCTGTATAGAGGAAACTAATCAATTATTTGAACTATTTTCCAATAATATCGGGAATGATATTGAGCAGTTATTTAAAGGAATAAGTGGACATGAATATATGGCTATTGAAAGTACTCTTTCAAATAGTTTCTTTATGGATGTTAAGGATATAACTACTAATAAAATTGTTGCAATTGTTGTAAGAAAGTATAAATAATTGTTGAAAGTGAGGTTAAACTATGTATTATATAGGATATGTTATAAATGATGAATTTACAATAATACTAACAACTCAAAGCGAGAGATATGCAAATATGGTAGTTGATCTAATTAATCATAATTCTGGAATTAAAATGCTATATCTTGACAATAATGAAATAAATGATTATTCATTATCTATAGAAACAGCATAAAATGGCCTCCCTACGTTCATGTAGGGAGGCCATCTTTATACCGGGTATAAATTTAAATTTGAGCTATAGTAGGGTTCAATTGCAATAGCATGTGATATAACAGCACTTGAAGCATTATAAATATTAAATACATTGTTAGTAATTGTAAGACATGTGTTATATTCTTGTGAATTATGAGGACTACCAATTGGATATGCTGTTACGTTACTGAAATTTTGATTAAAGGTTATTTCAAGTATAGTATTACCAGGATTTACATTATCAGCAGGATGTACGTATAATCCGTTACTTTCAATAGAAAATCTTCCAATTTTATGATATAAAGTTGTTCCTCCCCATTTCCAAGATGTTGATAAATACCTATATCCACTACTTAACAAAATGACAAAGCAATCACGAGAATGGTCAAAAAGCATTTTCCAGTTTGTTAACCCGAAACCATTTGATGCAACGTCATTTAATTGGCTTAAATTCACTGCATCACTGTTATTGGTTGCTGGGCTGAGATTAGTAATACGGTGTGAAAGCATATTTACATTAGTACCAGGACTAAGTCTAAGTTCGTTCGGGGCATGTATTTCAGTAAGATGAATTTCTCCGGTTCCACCGGATGTTGCCCATCGATTTATGTATACAGAACCAGCCGAGTCTTCAACGTTAATATCTAAGTGGCCATTATGTGGAAAAATTGCACTTTGTTGATTATTATCACCAAAAAATATAACCGACCCTGTGTTAATTATACCTGTTGCATTTCCTTTAGCCCCAACAATTATCGATCCACTTTGCAATCTAATAGTGTTATCTTGCATGTTAATTGCTGCTTTACTTGGATCGTTATAAACTGAATAAATTCTAGTAGCCCCGTAAATATCAATGTTTTCTCCGCTTCCGTTAGTTAAATTTAGTTCGGTTCCGATTAGGGTTACGCTTCCATTTTCAGATTTTACAACCATAGAATTGCTATCGTTGTATATACTTCCTTGTTCTTTTTGGCTATCAACAGTTCCGGATCTAGTTAATTTATTAGTTTGTTGAATTTCATCATAAAATGAAACTACACTGTTTCCAGTCATGTTAATATCACCAGTCATATTTCCGCCAGAAATTGGTAAGAATTTACCAGAAAGTTCGTTTTCGATTGAGCTTTTTACATTCTCAATGGATGAATCAACATACTGTTTATTTGTTGCGTCAAGATCGTTGGACGGTGCTTTTAAATTTGTTATCATTCCAGGGCCGTCTGCGCCATTGTCAACTGTAATACTTGTATTACTAGACAATACAGGTTCTTCTATTTTATTACCATCCATATTCAGGGAACCACTCATCGTGTCTCCTGTTTTGTTTACTTTGTCATTTAATTGGTTTTGTAGATTACTTACTTGTTGGTCTACATATTCTTTACTTACATCGCTACCGGGCCCTGCGCCGCTTGCAACTGCATCGTCTACGTACTGTTTTGTTGCTACTTCCATATTTTCAGTAGGCCCTCGCCCAACTGTTATTGTAGTGGAACTAGCCATAGTTACATTTCCAGTTAGATTTCCGCCTGTAAGCTTCAAATAAGGAAGATTTGTTTTGCCGGAAACAATTCCATCAATAGTAGTTTCAAGGGTTGTAATTTTAGTGTTAGTTTGTGCTACTAGTTTTTCAATAAGTGTTCTAAGTTCTTCATCGCTTGCTTTACGTGCAAGTGTCTCTTGTTCGATAGAGTTAATGATATCATTATCAGCAGCGATTCTCTTTGCGATTTCACTATCAAGAGCACTTTGAATTTCTCTTTCACGGTTAGTAGCTCTAAGAATTTCATCGTTTAAATCGCTTCTAATAGATAATTCCTCTGCTGTTGCCCTATCTGTTTCTGCTTGAATCTTCTTATTAAGTTCATCCTCAGCGGTTAAAGCTCGTTTAGTTTCATCCTCTATTTTTGTGTTTAAGATATTCTCTGCTTGTTTAGCTCTATTAGTTTCTGCATCTATATTTTCTTGGAGTACATTTTCTGCATTTGTTGCACGTTCTATTTCTTTTTGAATTGCGATATAATTTGCTGTAATTCTATCATCAAATGATTGAATTTGAACGCCTAGAAGGTATGTTTGCCATGCGTTTCGTCCTGTAGTTTGAACTAGATCAGCAACTTCTTTTTCAAATTTGTTTTGAAAGCAACGTTTTTTAGATACCACCCAATATGCTACATTTTCTGGTTGAATTGCCTGTATAGGTTCAGTTGTCATCTGTCCTAAATATAGCATACCTTCACTTGACTGTGCGGTTGTTTCATTAATAGTAGCAGATGTTACTACGCCAACTGTGCAACCATATTCAGTTAAAATTCTACCGCAACTTTTAAGTGTAATACCCGGTTCAGTTTGCGCACTACAACTAAAGAAAAACACAGAACCATTTCCAGAATTGAAGCCAATAGCCGTTATTGATTTCTTAGTGTCGGGGTCTGGAATATCGTCAACAACTTTACCATCATATACTACAGGGATACAACCGCCAATTACATCCACCATTCCCTGCTGGCACAATGTAGTTGGGTTAGTGTTATATGGGAAATATCTAAGGGAACCTCGTTTTGTAAAACCATATACATACCCAGTTTCCTGGCTAGTTCCAGGAATTTGACTTCCGTTAATCATAGCAGGACCGCCCCATGTGTTATCACTAGCTTGTACGGCAGTAATAATCACATTTGCAGAGTTGATAAATGAGGCATCAAATATTTTTTGCTTTACACCAGGGTTTGAAGTATTGTTGTATGCAGGATACAGTTTAACAAAAATTGGATCACCTTTTTTATCAACTGCTTTTTTCTCGACGATAGAATATGCGGCCCCTTCGATTTCATCATATCCGGCTTGATAATGCACTTCACAATCGTCATAATACACATCATTTGAACGTGCTGCTTCAACAACTTTATGAAGTGCTTCATAACAATTCTTACTGATACAATTCCACTGTTCAATACATAAGTTAACCCTATTTGTCAGCATATCCATACTTTCATATAGGGAACTTCCCTCAATTGGAGATGGAACAGGAGGTACAGGGTTGATTTGCGGCATGCAAGGGTTATACCCCGGTACGAAGTTTGGTTTAGGCCCACAGCTATCATGTGGGGGAGCACAACAATTATTAGGTTTAATTGGAGGCAATGATGGACGTCCACAATCATGTTTACAGTCATTAAAATTATTTAATACATCAGGTCTTTCAGGTTGAAAAATATCATTTTTGTTCATGATTAATCCTCCTTTTTGATGTTATTGGATCGATATATCATTGTAATAACTTCTTCACGGGTACAAGGTCTTTGAAGATCAACACCGTTGCTAATGTTATTCTCAACTGCCCACGTAACAGCATCTTTAGCCCATAAACTAGGGGTATCCATTGAATTATCCTCCTTATTTTCATCGATAATATTTTGAACTTGTTCCCTAAACCAATCCATGGTATATCCAAACTTTTTTAACCAGTGTTCAATATCACCATGCTGACTGGCAAGTCCCATCCTATACCCTTCCGAATGGCATATAAGTACTCCATCTTTCATTGGATTAAGTTTATATTTATTACATAGAAATGCGCACAGTTCAATTGCTTTAGTCATTGCTTTTGTGAAATAAATTGAGTTATTTAAACTATCTTCACAAATCTCAAAACCGATATGAGTGTTATTAAGACTGCCTTTTTTACCTTTCCCTGCGTGCCATCCACGTCTACTCCATGGCAAAGTCTGTACAATAATTAAATTTCCATTATTTCCATTTCCTATAAACGCATGCACACATTTGTCAACACCTGATTTATTCCAATGATTATTATATTTATTCGTTCCTATTGTTTCCTGTAATTTTTTCTTATTTGAATTTGTTGCAGTAGGTTGTACGTATCTAGCTACTGAGGTGTTGTTTGCGCCAGTTGAATGTACACATATCCCTTTCACATCGATACGTTTATTAGATTTATAGCAATCATTTTCAGTTAACATGCATTTAACAATGCTATCTTCATTAATCAACTTTATTTGCCTCCTCTTTAGTTTCTTCAAGTATATTTTTAAGGAACTTCGGACATGGTACTCCGATTTTTATTAGATTTTCTATAATGCTAATACCTTCACAAGCGATTAAGTACATAATTGAACTTGCTCTTATTACACTCAAATTCATTAGTATATCAAGTTGACTTGCTATGACAACTATCGCTAGCATTAACCCTTTTCTGATAGCACCTTGCATTAAACCGTTGCTAGAAAATCCATTTCCATATTTACTAACGTTAAAGAATATACAATCGACCACGCCTATTATAATGTCACAGCACATAAGAATTAATAGGCATTTGAATGGTATATCAAAATTACCTATTAGATAGACAATAAATGCGCCAATACATCCAGAAATTCCAGCAAGGCTTTGTTTATTCATTAGAACACCCCCATAAAATCAACAGCTAGTTCTTTTATTATCATCATATCAATGTTGATAATCGAATTTCTATATTCTTGAACTAGCCTCGCTCTTGAAACTCCAATAGTTGATTTTTCTGTAACAGTGCTATTTATATTTCCTTCCCTTTTGCCAGTATAAGCTGAACTTGTTATTTGTGACCCATAGTTATTCTCTGAACCATCTTTAAATTGTTTTTCAATGTTTTTAGTAGTTTTGTGGTCAGTTGAATTAGTGTCAATGGTTTCATCAGAATAAGACGTTGTATCTTCAACATCACCGTTATTTTTAGTTCTGTTTATTTTTTCAGTTGTATCATCATCATACGTTTCACTTGAACTTGTTTTTTCGTTTCTTATAGTGTCATCTTTTGTATCTACTGTCTTATCGAATGTAGTAGTGTTGTCAGTGGTTGTATTTCCATCTTCAGAGTAATTTCTAGTTCTGTTTGAGTTAGAATGTTTATAATTTGTAAGAAAATTTGCATCAATCGATAATTGATTGTCTCTTATTTTACCTTGGGGTGTGTCAGAACTGTATTCAGAGCCTGTAATTGATTCTGTTTCATTACCTGTAGTTTTAGAAGTTACTTCACCGTCTAAAACTTCTTTTGAATTAGTTATTTCATTTACGGTTTTGTTTATTGTTTCATCTGTTTCAATTTCTTTTTTCTTCGTATAATCATCTGTTCCTACTTTAGTTATATTTTCTGTTTCATCATGATTTCCAGTTAAATTTCCTATACTACCTTTTATATCATGAACATTAGTAATTGATGTGTTCCATTCATCACCTATAAAATCGTTGTTCAACGATTCACCAATTCTACGTAAACTTTCATTATCTACTCTACCGCTGTTTTGTGTAATTTCGCTTGACCCTGTTTTAGAATCACTGCTTCGTTCAATTATAGTGTTATATTCTGGCATTAAATCAATCAATATTGATTTATATAGATCATTGAAATATGGCATAATTTCTCGCATATGTTGATTAATATACCATATAAAACGTTGTGGTGTTTCTGCGCCTATTTCATTAAAATAGTAGTGTCCTATAATTTTATTAATAAGTTCTTGCTTGTGGGAGCTAACGAATGTTGTCCATGTGTCATCAAATATATTGACTTTTCGTTCTACTAATTCTCTAAGTTGTAAGGTATATTTACTCACTATCACTCACCTCATTATCGAACCAAGGCTTAATATTAAATGAGCTTAATTCTTTTACTTCAACGCTTATGTTTGTACCAAATATTTTATTAACTTTATCAATGTCAATAGTCAATTGTTTTAAATTTACTTCATTTTCCATTTGAATAATCATGTTGTTTGCATTTGCTTCGTCAACTATCAACCGCTCTCTTTTACTTCTGTCTACGCTATTCAGTCCAAGTCTTGTAAGTAATAAATTGCTATATTGATTATAAGAATCCCATAATTTATCCAAGTTTGTTGGTGATGGAGTTGGGGCGATTTCTATATTTTGTTTATCAATAGGGTAATCTTTAAGTCCTAAAATCAATTCTTCATTATCTTTTATTTTTTTAAACAAATTATCTATAGTTAACCGCTGCTTTTCATCACACATTATGATATACGGACGTTTCATTCGTTGTGATATAACATCTATGGAGCGTAATATGTCGCACATTCGTTTTACATATTCAAATACACTATATGCTAATGGTTCGGCTGTTGGGCTTGAACGGACAAAACCAAACTCTTTATCTGCAATATTCAATTCGGTTGAATATGCGTACCCAAAAGCGGTTACACTTAATGGTTCGTATAATATATTAAATGTGTTTCCACGATTACAAGGAAGGGCAGTAAGCCCTAAGTTTTCATGCTCGAAAAATGCAACATTTCCATACATATATAGACCAAAGTTTAACAACCTTTCATCAACACCATCAGGAAGGTTTTTCCAATCATATCTTGTAACAGCTATGTTTGAAAAATAGTTAAACATCTCAATCATAAGTTTTGCATTTTCAAGCTGAGCACTTGTCTTAAATCTCATAGATAATTCATTATTAGTGCCGGTAAGAAATTTAGATCCAAAGAACATGATTTCACCCCCTATTGTCCATAGAATAATCGCCAATTACTGCCCCTTTTGTAACATGCCAAAAAGTAACACCAGCACTTAAAGAAGCTTCAATATTTGATCTGTCTTTGCTTGTGAATGGCCCTTCAACAACTGCTGGCGAGCATTTTACATAGTTCCAAAATGGGCGAGTATTTATATTAGGCTTTTTAGCCTTACATGTACGATATCCATATACCGTGAAAAAATCATCAATTGATTTAATACAATCATACATTGGCGTGCGATAATAAACTACGAAACCAAAATATGATTGAGATATTGCACTACCGGGGCCGCTATTTGAACCTAGAACACCTGCTGGCGAACTGGCCTGTTTTGCTATTGAACTCATTGTATTAAGCGACGAATATAAAGCTGTAGGAACTTGATTAATGCCAGACGCCAATAAAAGTGGGTTTCCAGTTGCGACACCACCAATAATCGAGCCTGCCGATGAAAGAATTCCTGCAAGATCCCTTATTCCTTCTATCATTAACCCGCCCCTGTTTTGACTTACCCAATTCGCAAAAGCATTTCCGACAAAGCAAGTTTGAACATTTAGCGGGAGATGTACACAATAATCTGGCCATGTAGCTAAAGGGTGATCGTCTGTAGTTCCATATCTCCATGGCCCCATAACTAGTTCACCGCTGGCCGCAGCAAAATCACCTGTACAGTTAAAACTAGCTTGGCCCGGATTTATTTTAAATAACAACTCAGGTTCATATTCAGCGTTATTCCCCTGACGATTAGTTATAACAAATCTACAAAACTCAGACGAAAAACATTTTGCATTTTTAGGAACATACCCGTCTATATCACTCGGGTGAGAAACAGTGTATTCGTGGTGAAAACTATCTATACAATTTTTTGGAACAATCCAAATTCCTGATATACCATCTAATCGTCCTTTTTCGGCGTATACAGTTAAAAGAGAAGATAAGTCATAAGCTGTTGAACATACAATGGTATTAAGTCCAGACAAATATCCACTATATGTCTTAATAGAGTAATTTATTTCTGCTGTTGCATCATAAGCACTTAAAACTACTGCATCGTATCCAGGTAGGTCAATTTCTAAATCTGTGTCGAGGATGTATTTATCTTTAAGTTTTCCTGTCTCAATTCCCTCTGGCATTAAATTATTATATGAAGGTAAACTTCCGTTCCAATCATCTTTTACCATTTCACGTTCTACCCAACTGTCCTTAAATGTACACACATCTATAAACGTCTGTAAACTATCTGTTTCAAATGTTATCTGAGTAGTGTTAGGATTGACAAATTCAACTTCTATTACTCTGCAAATTATCCATCTATCGGCAGGATCATTTCTAAATGACATCATGTCATATTTTCGCATTACACTGGCCTTTTCTCTAACTCGCACATACTGCCTGTTTTCCCGCTGATAACTGTACTCACTAAATTGCATCACATTATGTGACATATACCAAGCTATTTTCTCAGCCTCTGAGGAAAAAAACGGCTGATTTTGAGGGTCTACACAAGTTCTCTCAAAAAAATATATCGTAGTTGTAGGCTCAAAATCAGCCATTTTATTCACTCCTTAATCTCCCAATAACTTATACAACTGCAAACAGGACATTTACAAATAATAAGATCTTTAGTTTTTTCTTGCTCGTCAACCTTAAATTTATGCTTACACATATAGCATAAATATTCATTTTCGCTATCAGGGTTCATACTTAGCGGTTACAAGTGCAACACCATTCGCGAAAGGAGAAAGAGCATAAGTATCCCAGCAATGATACCAATAAGTCCAGGCCATGACTTCACTGTTATAAAATTCAGTCATTTTGCGCAAATTTTCCCTAATCTGGAACATCCTACGATCACCAATGAATGCAAGCATATTCGCGGCAGCGTCAAAATTATCAACCACTACTTGCTGGGTTATATAGTCGGCATAACTCAAGTTAAAAGCGGCAGCAAGCATCTGTACATCTACGGAGGACGCAACATCAGCTCGTACAATTATAACCTGCTCACTTGTAGGAGTCCAGTTTACAACTCCATTACCAGTCCCGCCATTAAGGAGATAAGAATTATAATTTGCACTCGGGAAAGTCATACCATAACTAATCCCGCGCAATGTCTGCATGAATGTTTTAGATGTAATTTCATCAACAGGCGCACCAGTAACAATTTGATGAACTTTGTTTGCCATAACAGCATTACCTAGCAATTGCTTAACAAGTGTAAACTCCCCAATAGTGTTACCATTGTACAGCGAGTTAACAATGGCCGCAATAAGAGCCTCTAGATTTCCCCAACTTGTAAAAGCCGCCGTCAACTGCTCATTTTTAATAGTGACCTTGTATTTGCTTCGCCTATTCCTACGATAATAAGCCGTTTTTACATCAGGAGTTTCCGGCTCAATAATGCCCTGGAAATTGTCAGGCTCGTAGTCTGCACCTTCAGAGGGATTAACATAGATATCTTCAACATCAAGCCCCAAAGGCACAGCACCTTTTTTCAGAAATGCAAGCGGATTAGTAAACATTTTATCCTCGACAATGGTAAACGCAATTTTATTCACCAGTTTATCAAGAAATTCATTCTGAATATTCTGATAGGTGAGGATAGGATTGCCAACCTCCTGAATATTAGTTCCAGTAGCGCGTGGTACAACCGCCCTAAATTCGGAACTAGCTTCATTTCTAATCGCGTTAACTACATCTTTTCCGTTAATTGCCATGTTTTAATTCCTCCTTCAAAACATCGTCAATTGTAATTTTTTCATCACGTTCTCCGTTATCGTCTTTTACATCTTCACCAGTGCTTGCATTTACCTGTTGACCGATTCGCAAGAACAATTCCATATTTGTCTGCCTAAGTCTACCAACTTCGTCCTCAAGAGACTTTGCTTTATCATTTGCCGCTGTCAACTCCGCAATACCTGTTACGTACTCATCTCTAGCCTTGTTCAAAGCACTTAATAGATTAGCCTGATCTTCCGGGGTTTTAATAGCATCTTCAAAAATTTTACCCCATTCTTCCGCAGTAAGCATTTTATTCATCTCCTAAACTTATAATTACTTCACACACTTGCATAAGCTTATCGACCAATTTATTCAAATCTTCGTTGGATTTTCTTAACGTTTCATTACGTTTGCGTAAAATTTCATTTTCTACGCAAACCTCTTCTAATCTATCATAATACATTTTATCACCTCCATATATTAACAAATTTACTTATTACTACATTTTTAACTCTTATGCTTGTGAATCTTAATTTACCAGCATAATACCAGTTCTTTAGACGTTCCCATATTAGTTTGGCTTCTGGTGTTTCTTTCATTATTGTGGTTTCATCATGTTCGTTATTCGTTAGTGCAATAGTTGTATTACAAGTAGGATCAAATGAATCGCTTATATAACACTCTAAACACCTCCCGCTATAAACTCCAAAACTTAAATTATCGATTTTTATTACAACTCTACATTTTAACCCAGCCGGCATTTTTTCTATAAAATTATCATTATCTTTCAAAAATGTATTATCCATTGCATATTCGGCATATTTTCGTCCTGTTAATATTTTTCCGAATCTAGTTTGTTTTGCGATATTAGAGTATTCGTCATCATTAACCATTTCAACAAGAACGTCATTTTGTTTACTTATTTTTTGCCCCGGCTTTATATTTATATTGAAATATAAAAAATATGGGTTAGTAGAAGTTATTGCATTTGATAAAGCTAATACTTTAACATCTCTTAGTCGTGAAATAGTACTGTACATCTCACAAAATGTTTCTACCTCATTAGGAAGATAGCGTATCATGCCTTGATCCATAATAAATTCATCAAATATTATAATTGTCACTTTTGGAAACGGTACAGATTTATACTGACCAGCTTTAGAAAGACATAGCGCATATCCCATTATGACATCGTCACACATAAATGTCTGTCCTTTTACAGATAATTCATGTCCCTCATAATTGTCAATATCATCAAAAAATTTACTTAATTGACTTTTTCGTATCTCAGTGTCATATCTTCTTAAATATACAAATTGGCTCCCATCTTTAAGAAAATTTTTTATTACCCTTTGTTTACATGAATACGTTTTACCTACACCACGAGGTCCAACTATAAAATTAATTAAACAATTGTGAGACAATGTATTATTTACGTCATACCACATATTGGGAATTACCCCCTAGTACATATCTACAGTTCGTCACAACCCCATGGCCATCCTGGCACCTCTCCGGCGTGACATCCAGGCTTGGCGAAAATATTACTAGGGGGTTCCCAATAATATTATACAACATATTTTCATTCTGTCAACCCCTTATTTTAAATATTGTAGGTTCAAGTACAACCCCTCCCGGCACAACCTTTGGGCGTAACTTACCAGAAAATTCAGTTCCATAATTAAGTGTTTCATATGTTAATTTATCACGACATGGCTTTGGCAAACCTGCACATTTTTTATCTAACTCTCCGTCTATAGTTTCAATATAGCACTTACTTCGTAAATACTTAGCAGATGTGAACTCTCCTTCTAATTTGAATGCACCTAATTCATAGTCATCTATCCATATGTCAGGTTCATCTCTTCCTAATATATGTAAACTATCAGTGTCAGCATAACAAAACCTATCACCACACTTATTTGCTGCTCGAATTATAATGTCTCTTGCATAAGATGTTATAAACGTAGCAACTGGTATATAACCATCTTCTTTTGTTTCAACTTCACTATTCTTAAATCTTACTATTCCATCATAATATGGTATTTTATGAGCTTTTCGTGGGTTACTTCCAAATTTACCATACAACCCATTTTGCATCAATTTTGCAATTGAGGCGTAAGCATTATTACCAACCTTTTTGCTATTTACTTTTTCAGCATACCAATAATTTATATAATCATCAAACATTCCTGATTGACCTCTAAACTTGTACCCATTTATATATTCTATGTCAATTATTTCATAATTTTCTAAAAATAAATAATAGTCCACACTTGTCAAATGCAATATCACCATTTCTTTGCTTTCTGTTAAATACTCTGTTTCTATAAACAATGGATTGTGTTTTAACTGAATAGACGGATATTTATTATTTTTTAACTTGAAACTTGCTTTAATACAACATATAAATAATGGATACAAGTCATCTTGTTCATACTCACCCTCATAATAAATAGGTTCGCCATATGGTAATAATTTTACTTTCATAACAAATGGATACATTGAATTAACATCATAAACTCTACCGTTGCCTAGCATTTTATTTTGATATATAGGATTTACATAAGACCATCCACCCTTATAACTATATCTACAATCACTATCTATTGCTAAATTAAGCTTTGGAAACCAATAATCAAAATATTTACTAACTCTATTTTTATAGTCATTTAATGCATTTGAGGCAGTAGTCATTTTTACTAATCCTCTACTGTGAAGTATATTTAATGCCATGGCCACTATATGCACATCGTTTTTTAAGTATTCTATCTCATCATTGTCAAGCTTGTGCCCCTCATCTCTGTTTTCTATATAATCAATTTCAAGCTTTTTTAAATGTAATCCAAACGCCTTTGGAATATCACTTACTTGCATTGGTAAGACTTTTAAACTATCTTTTATCGTTATATAATTTTTACCAAGTTTGAATTTAATGGTATAAAACACACCAGTATCAGATATTAGTGTTGTAAATTCGTGGTTATTTAATCTATCCTCTGTATACGTGAAACCGTTATTAAATAACCAATCTAAAATGAACATCCCATCAAATTTTAAATTGTGAAAATATAGTGTAGATGTTTCACATGAAACATATTTAACGAAAAGAATCTATGTTCGTTCCATAATGAAAATCACTACACAATAAATTGTCACACCCCCATGCCCAAACTCTAGTTGTTTTTCCTACAGTAGTTTCAAAATCGCACATTAATTCACGCAAAGATATCACCCCACCTATTTATTATACGTTCAGCATTTAAAATTTGCTGAAATATAGTATAATTTACTGCAACCGATAATTCCTCTGGATATTTATCTTGACCTTCCAGAAATTTACCAATATCAGATTCAGCTATCGTCCAACGTATATCATCTAACTTATCAATAATATCAGGATCAACTATTAAATCAGATTCATTTAATCTTTCAATCATTTCATCAAATGACTTTAAATAATTTGACCTCCACCTTTCAGCCTTTATCCTATTGGATGGGTTTAAATTGGAATATGTAGGGCCTATATCTCCAAATAATATATCTACCTCAGTTGGGAACCTCATGCCAACATTCTCTGGTTTCCAGCGTTTTCGCGAATTAATTTTAGACGTAGAATTACTAGATCTTCGTTTATTAATTGATCTTGATAATTTAGCAGGATTTCTTTTCTTTTTAATTCTTTTCTTTTTAATTCTTTTACGTTTCATAATTCACCTCAATTATCATAGCCGGGTAAAATTACCCGGCTATGGTTATATTTAAATCACTTCCAAATTAATGGTCTTTCCTTTTTTTGTTTTAACCACCTTAACTTTGACTTTTAAACCTTCTTCAAAGTGCAAAGTGTCAAAAATAGACCTAACTCTATTAATACTATTATACAAACCCCAAGAACATGCTGTATAAATTTTACCATTTTCTCCCTCAATGCAGATTCTAGGCACAATATCTTCTTCACCATCATCTCCTATTACTTTAACAGGCATGACAGCACAATCAAACATTGTAATCTCTTTGTCTTTCATTTCAATCATTGGAGTACCTTCCGCAGACAACATATTAAACATACGTTTTTTACCATCAATTCCATCTGGAATGAAACTAACGTATACATTAGATGTTGATTCTGCCAAAGAATTAATAATCCTAGTTTCTTTATCAATGATATCATTAGTAGAAATCATCTCAGTAAAATCAGCCATCGTTATTTTCCTCCTTAATCAATTTTCCATACTTAATAAAGTCGGTATGGTCAATTTCATATTTAACATTACCAATATCAACTCTATCGATAATTTTCGCTACATCGAAGCCACACTTACGTAAAATATCCCTGTTCTTATCTTTTTTAAAATGGTTCTGTTTTACAAATTCATAACCATCTCCCTTCCTTACACACAAAGTTACTTCTTGCATTTCAAACGTTCGAGTAATTTTCATATCTGTTCCTTTCTAGCCTATCATCATCAGTACACAGTGGCCAATCTGTGCAGACGGGCAAATGCCCGTTTCGACTATTTATATAAATGTGAAACTATGGCACCCTTATCCTTCTCCTTTTTTAACCAAGAATCATAAAACGCTGCACATACATATTTATATTCATGAGATTCATTAAGTTCATCTACGAATGCACATGCTTCATCAATATTGGTAAAATACGCAATTAAATCAATATAAACTTTACCTTTCTCAAAACGAAAATATCCAGCATAATAATTCTTTTCCATTTTATTTACCATACCTTTCAAAATTTATGAGGTTTTCCTCCTTACAGTTATTATAATATCACAAATAGCGCTTTTTGTCAATACTAAAATGCAAAAATTAGATGTTGCTAACTTGATTATTTTTTCACCATATTTACATGTTCTTTATTTAATAGTTAGCGATTGCTAACTATAAGTGCACTTCACT